CATCTATACTGTTCATTGGAGTTATATTGCAAAAGATGAATCAGGTGATCATCAAGCAAGTTCTATTGGAACTATAAGTGTTGAATATAATCCTGATGAACCTTTTATTGAATATGATGACTTAACAAAAGAGGATGTTGTTGGTTGGTTAGAATCAGAATTAGATGTTGATTCAATGAAACAAAATCTTGATAATCAAATTGAGTTACAAAAAAAACCAGTAGATGAAACTCTTTATCCTAACTGGGAATAATAATTAATTTTAATTTATATAAAATGGCAAAACTAGAAAAAGAAAAATTAGAAAAACTACAATCATTTGTGGCAAACAAAGAATCAATAATTAAAGAAATAGGTGTTAGAACAGTTGCATATAATTTAATTCATAAACTTCAAGATCAATTAGAAAAACTTGAGGTTGAGCAAAAAGAGTTTACAAATGAAATTGAAAATGAGCATGGTCCATGTTCAATAAATATTTCTGATGGTGAGATCACACCAGTAGAAAATAAAGAATAATGCCTTTAATTAATGCTAGTAGTTTTTTACTTTATAAAGATCAACAAGTAATTGGTCATTCTAAAAACACTACATTTACTTTAAATCTTGATTTACCTGAAAGCACCACAAAAGATAGTGGTGGTTTTGCTGAGTATTTACCATGTCTTAGAGGTGGTACTGTTTCAGTTGATGGATTAACAGCTTATGATGATAGTTTAAACTTTGATGAATTTTCAAGTTATATAATCACTAGAACAAAACAAGTTTATTATTTTAAAGACAATACTAATGATCCAAAACTTATATTTAGAGGTGAGGGATTTATTACAAGTTGTGATGAGGTTGGTGATTTAGAATCTGTTAGTGAATTTAATGTTGAGATACAATTAACTAAAATTATTACAGTTAGTCAGGAACTTGATACTTGGGAAAATATATTTCAATTTTGGGAGGATATATCACAGGAATGGGAAAATGTATAAATAATTTATTTGTATATTTACAAAAATTTTAATACTTATAATTATGCCAACTACTGGAGTTTTTAATGGGACAAATTTAATTCTTAAAGTTATTTCTGATGGTGGTACTTTAGCCACTTTAGGTCATACCACATCAGCAACATTATCACTATCTAATGATACACCTGAGGCAACTACTAAAGATTCTAGTGGTTTCCAAGAAGTTATAGCTGGTGTAATTAGTGGTGAAATTTCTTTTGAGGGATTGGTTGCTTATGATGATGCAGCTGGTGCTGATGAGATTTCTACTTATTTACTAGGTAGAACTAAAGTTGACTGGAGTTTCGCAACAGGAACTACTGGTGATACACTATATAGTGGTGAGGGATTTATTTCAAGCTGTGAGGTTTCAGCTGAAATGGAATCACCTGTTTCATATAGTGGAACAATCACTTGTACTGGTGCAATAACTCAAGGAACTAACCCATAAGAGTTAATAACATAAAATATTCAGGGACATTGTTTATCTTTGTCCCTATAATTTTATATATATGGCAAACAAGAAAAGAGGTTACTATACCTTAAAAATAGGTGGGAAAAATCGTACCATGCATTTCAGCATGAACTTTTGGGCAAACTTTACAGATATACTTGGCATCTCATTAGATGAATTAGGTAGTTTATTTTCCAAAGGTGTTTCAATCAAAACAATAAGAACATTAATTTATTCAGCATTATTAGCTTATGATCAAGAGGAAAACAATGAAATTGACTATAATGAATTTAAAGTGGGCATGTGGCTAGAGGATTTTGATAGTGATGAATTAAATAATGTTGTAAATGCAATGATGGAATCTAGGATATTAGGTAATGATCTAAATGCTGGATTAAATCGTAATGTAAAAAATACCACTAAAAAGGGAAAGTAACATCCCAACTTGATTGGAACACATTACTTGATTTTTATATTGGTCAGGTTGGGATAAATCCAAATGAATTTTGGTTTAATACATGGCAAGAAAACCACTTACTAGGTGAATCATATTTAATAAAACAAAACCTAGAATGGGAACGAGTTAGATATTTAAGTGCATTAATATTTAATGTTAATTGCACAAAGAGATCACAAATGATAAAACCTGATAAATTATTTCCATTACCCCAAGATGTTTATTTAAATAGAGGCAAACCACAATCAACGAGAGAGGAATATGAAAAGTTTATGAAACAACTTGAGAAAACAAAATTCAAACCCATAGATTAATATTTAGTATTTTTGTAAAAAATAATCCTATGTCAGAGAGTATTCTTAAAATTATATTCCAAGGTGAATCGGAAAATTTAGATAAAAAACTAAAAGAGGTTGGTGGTAAACTTGATAAATTTAATAAAAAGGCATCAGCATTAGGAAAATCATTATCAACTAAATTAACATTACCATTGGCTATTGCTGGAGGTGCTGCTATTAAATTAGCTAGTGATTTTCAAGAATCATTAAACAAAGTTGATGTTGCATTTGGTTCATCACAACAAGCTGTTAGAGATTTTGCACAAACATCATTAAAACAATTTGGTATTGCTGAGGGTAGTGCCTTAGATATGGCAGCACTATTTGGTGATATGGCAACCTCAATGGGATTATCACAAAAGGCAGCAGCATCGATGAGTACTCAATTGGTTGGTTTAGCTGGTGATTTAGCATCATTTAAAAATATTGATATTGAACAAGCAACAACAGCATTAGCTGGTGTATTTACTGGTGAAACAGAATCACTTAAAAGGTTGGGTATTGTAATGACTGAGGTGAATTTACAACAATTCGCTATGGAAAAGGGATTAAATAAGAGTGTTAAAAAAATGACTCAAGCTGAAAAGGTTGCTCTTAGATATGAGTTTATAATGTCTAAAACAGCCAATGCTCAAGGTGATTTTGCTAGAACTGGTGGTGGTGCTGCAAACCAAATGAGAATATTTCAAGAATCATTAAAAGAACTTGGTGTTTCTTTTGGTCAAATATTATTACCAGCATTTACAAAACTTGTAACAAAATTAAATGATATAATACAAGGGTTTAATGAAACATCACCTGAGGTTAAAGGTTTTATAACATTAGTTGGTTTATTAGCTGGTGCTGTTGGTCCACTACTTATAGCTATTCCAAAAGTTACATCAGCTTTTAAATTATTAACCTTAGCAATGAAAGCAAATCCTATTATTGCTGTTGCATCAGCTTTAGCTGCTGTTGCCACATCTATATATAGTATTGCAAAAGCTAAAAAAGAGGCAAAATTAGATGAGTTCAATGAAAGTTTAGAGGGATTATCTAGAGAGGATACTTTAGCTAGATTAAGAGAATTAAACAAGCAACTAAGGGAAAATAATAAATTAATACATGGATTTTCAACAGCTGGAGAAAAGCATGTGGCAAAAAAAGAAAATGAATCATTAGGTGAGCAAATTAAATTATTACATCAAAGATTATTAGTATTAAGAAAAGATGCTGATCTAAAAAGAATTGCAAATAATGATTCAAAAAAAAGTCAAACACTTGGAAATTTAGGTTTAAACCAAGATACAGTATTACAAGAACAAATTGATCAAGAACGAATAAAAACAAATAGAAGAAATTTTTTAGATGATGTTTTTGCAATTACTGATAAAGGTCAAAGTGCATTAGAACATAGATTTAATCAAAATGCCGAAAGATTAAAACAACCATTAGCTAAAAGCCAGAGTGCATTATTCATGTTTAATAAAAGATTAAAAGAGGAAATGGACAAATCTCAAGAAATAGCTAATGCATCAGGTGCAATAATTACTGGTGGTTTTCAACAATTAGCTGAGGGAATTGGTTTTGCTTTAGGCGAAGCAATATCAAGTGGTGGTAATTTAGCAAGTGCTTTAGCAACTGTATTATTACAAACATTAGGTTCAATGGCTATACAGTTAGGTCAATTAGCTATCAAAATAGGTATTGCAATGGCAAGTATTAAAATGTCATTCAAAAATCCATTTACAGCTATTGCTGCTGGTATCGCTTTAATAGCTGTTGGAAAAATGATCCAATCTGCTGCAAGTGTTGTTGGTGGTGGTGATGTAAAAAAGTTTGCAAAAGGTGGTATTGTATCAACCCCAACTTTAGGTTTGATGGGGGAGTATCCAGGAGCTAGAAGTAACCCTGAGGTGATTGCACCACTTGATAAACTACAAGGTATGATTGCTAACACAGGTGGTTCTAGAGTTGAGGTTGGTGGTCAATTCACATTAAAAGGTCAAGATTTAGTTGTTGCTTTACAAAGAGCTGATAGGAATAGACAAAGAATAAAATAATGGCATACGGGGTTAAATTTCGTTTAGAATTTTCTGATGATAATCTTAAAGGTAAAAAGATTGAGATTCTTAAAGATGGTTATTCAGGAAGTGTTTTACCTTTAGTTGGTACTGAAAATCCTTTACAAATAACTTGGGATCAAGATGATGATTTTTATAATCCAATAATTGGTTCAACATGCCAAATAAATTTATTTGTTACTGATAATACAAATTATGATGATTTTTATACAGTTGATGAAAGAGAATATAAAATTAAAATATCTTACAAAGATTCAAGTGATGTATATCAAACTTATTGGGAGGGTTGGTTATTAGTTGATCAATTTCAAGAAGCTGTAACAATAAAACCTTTTGCAATAACTTTAAAGGCATTTGATGGTTTAGGAAGTTTAGATGGTTTTACACAACCACTTGATTTTAGTGTTGATCCAATAGTTTTTATTGGTTCAATTTTAAATAATTTAAATTTAGGTTTTAGTTTTTATGTTTCAAATGATATTCAAAGAAGTGGTGCATCATCAGGTAATAATATATTAGATCAATCATCTGTTTCATCTACAAATTTTTTTACTGATGGGGTTGATCCTAGAGATTGTAAAGAGGTTTTAGAATTAATTTTAAAATTCTCAAATTCTAGAATATTCCAGAGTTATGGTCGATGGTATATTATTAATAATTCTAGTTATAGTGAACAATCGGTTAAAGATTCATCAGCAACAACAGCTAATGGTGGCACAATACCAACTGGTATTAGAGCAAGTGAAACATCTAGTTTACAAACAAATGGCACAGAATCAATTAAATATGATATATATAATTCAAGTGGTGTTTATCAATCATCAAGTACAGTTAATGTTTTGAGTAGTGTGCCAACAAATTTACAACCTTTAAATAATAATTTAGTAAAAGAATATTTACGACCATTAAAAGAATATGTACAAGAGGTAGATATGATTGGTAGGTTTAGTTCAAATATAATAGATAATTCAGGTTTTGAATTTGGAACTACAAGTTGGACATTAACTAATAGTAATGTGGTTGATGATTTTAGTTTCCAAGGTGATAAATCATTAAAAACAACTACTGTTGTTTCATCAGCTGGATCAACAAGTGTTATTGCTGTAAATTCTTATGTGCCTGAAGAGGTTTTTAATGAAAATATAGCATACAAATTAAAAATAAATAGTTTTTTAGATTCAACATCAGCTGGATCTTCTGGTTTTAGATTTCAAATAAAACTTGAATCATTAGTAATACCAACTGATCCACCAGTTGCAGATCGTTATTGGTCAGAATCAGCTAATAGTTGGGTTACAGCATCAACAATAAATGAGGTTGATATTGTAAATGCTAGAAGATGGAAAAGTTATGATTTTAATGTTGATAGTTTGCCGAATGAAAATGTTATTCATTGGAAAATAAAGCTATTTATATATGGTCCATACCAAAGTGTTACAACAGGTTTTACAGCAATGTTTTATGATTCTATTATTTTAGAGGAACAATATATTGATGCAAATGGTGGTAGGTCAGATATGTTTCAAAAATTTGATTTATTGCAATATGTAAGGAAAAGAACAGCTAATGTATCAGGTGTAAAAAAATTAGATAATTTAGTTTTAACTAATGCTAGATATGATAATGTTTTTGGTGAGTTTTTTAGATCAAGAGATAAAACTAATTTTTTAAAAAGTGTTGAGGAAATAACATCACAACAAGTGATGAATGACTTTAGAGATTTCCTAGTAAGATATGAGGGTGATTTATATAATAATAATAACGACCCAATTGGACCACATAATAAAGTTTGGATAAATTTTGGCACATCTATTTTACAAGAACCTGTTTCATGTTATATTGATAGCATGACATATGATGTAAAAAGAAATTTATATAGTGTTGTTATGCATATTCCAAATCAAGATGATGACATAACATCTGATTTTATAATAAAATTTTAACTTTTTTCTTTTCCTGTTTGCTGCTGGGGAACCTCAATTTTTGGGGTTTCCCTATAAATATATACTTAAAATTTTTTTTTATTTTACAAAAAAACTTTATATTTGAAAACTAATATAAAAGATATGTTTAAATATTATTTTGATGATGACTTAAAAAAATTAGGTTTAAAAAGATATGTTGTGTGTGAGATGCTTAAATGCACAATGCCAACATTACAAAGTAGGTTGAACAATCCAGGAACCTTTACAGTAAATGAAATTAAAACACTAAAGGACAATGGATTTGAATCAATGAATCGTTTAATTTAAAACAAAAAAACATTTATGAAATCAGTAAACATTAAAGGTAAACAGTATATTACTGTAAATGAAAGATTATTACATTTTAGAAAACAACCAATATTCAAAGGTTGGCGAATCAAAGAGGAATTAATAGAACTCAATGATAAAGAGGGTGTTTTTAAAGTATCCATATTAGATACAGAAAACAATGTTATTTCATCAGCACATGCTCAAGAATATAGAGATGCAAGTTATATAAACAAAACATCATTTTTGGAAAATGGTTATACAAGTGCATTGGGTAGGGCATTGGGTTATTTAGGTATTGGAATAGATGTTTCTATTGCAACAGCCGATGAAATGGTAAATGCAATGAGCAATCAAAAAAAATCACAAAAAGTAAATTCAAATCAATTTAAATTATAATTATTATGGCAGATTACGAACACAAACCAGGAAATGGTTCAATTTTTAAAAATCAATACAAGGAAAAAGATGGGCAACCTGATTATAGGGGTTCCATTAAATTACAAGATGGTGCTGATAAGGAATTGGCAGCATGGGTGAAACAAGATAAAAATGGTAATTCTTTTTTATCATTGTCTATTAGTGATCCTTATGTAAAACAAGATGCACCACAGGCATCAAGTGGTGATGATCCAAAAGCTGATGCATTACCTTTTTAGTAGCAAACTAAGGAAAAGAGGGCAGCCATTTGGTTGCCTTTTTTTTTATCCATTTTGTTTTATTAAAATATTTTTTTAAATTCAAAGAAAATTAACAATTATGAAAAAAAGACAATATAGATCAAACCAAGGTAGAAAACCAAAACAAGTTGCTGAAACACAAAAAGTTATTTCAGTTGCATTTGTTGGGTTATTAGCAGTAACAGTTTATTTAATATTAATATGAGAATAGTAAAAGATAGTAATGATCAATATCATTCGGATAAAGGCATAAGTGCAAGTGGTTTAAAAGAAATATCAAAAAATAGTGTTTATCATTATTTAAACAGAAAACCTTTTGAAAGTTCATCTATGCATTTTGGAACAGCAGTTCATGCTGCAATATTAGAACCTGATACATTTTATGATATATATTATCCAATGCCTGAGATTGGTGATCTTAGAAAAAAGGAAAACAAACAACTAAAAATTGAGGCAGAGGAAAAATCAAAAGGCAAAATATGTTTGTCTTATTATGATCACAAAAGAATAAAATCAATATTAGATAATTTTAAAAAAAATAAATTAGCACAACAATATTGCAAAGGTGAAATTGAATTATCACATTATGGTTCTTATGATAATGTGCCAATTAGAGTACGACCTGATATTATGAATCATGTTCAAGATTTTATTGGTGATGTTAAAACAACTCAGGATGCATCACCAAAAGGTTTTAGATCAGCTGTTTATAAATATAATTATCATCTACAAGCTGCATTTTACATGGACATGCTAGAAATAAATGAATTTAAATTTATTTGTTGTGAGGTAAATCATCCCTATACAGTTGTGGTCCATACTTTAGATGATGATTTTATACAATTAGGTAGAAAATTATGGCAACAGGCATTTGAGGATTATAAACAATATTTCATATTTGGTAAAACAAAACTTTTTCATCATGAAACTATTTGTGATGATGGCTCATATTTAATTTGTAAATAATGGAAAAATATAGAAAAATAGTTGAAAGGTATTTTGGTTTTGATATATCAACTAAAACAAGAAAATTTGAATATGTATTTGCTAGGGCGTGTTATTATTACTTATGTAGAGAATTTGGTGGTTTTTCTTTTAGTAAGATAGCTAAAACCATGAATAAAAATCATGCCACAGTATTACACAGTTTAAAAGAATTGCCATATATGGTAAAACATGATGAAATTAGTTTAAAAAAGTATAATAAATTAATCAGTAAATTTAATCCTGATATGTGTATTAAAGATGAAACAATGACTATTCAAAGATTAGTAAGGGATTATAATTTATTGTTATTAGAGAATGATCAATTAAGAGCAAAAATTAAAGAATTAGAGGAAACAATATATCTTTTAGCTGATTTAGAATAAATTTTATTTAATTTTGTAAATAAATTTACAACTTGGCTAACCCTTATTATAAATATTTAGGTAAAGAGGATATATTACAACACAATGTAATGAAATATTTAAGCATACAATATCCAACAGCATTGTTTACACACATACCCAATGAGGGTAAAAGAACAAAGTTTGAACAATTTAAATTAAAATACTTAGGAACTAAAGCTGGAGTGCCTGATGTTATGGTTTTTACACCAAATCAATTTAAAGGGGGTTTAGCCATCGAATTAAAAGCTGGGTATAACAAACCAACAGAAAATCAAAAACTATGGTTAGACATGCTTAAAAATGCAAACTGGGATGTGTATTGGTCCAATAGTTTTGATGAATGTAAAGAAATCATTGATAAATACTTCAAATATGTCTAATAGTAAATCAAGATCAATATATTTTCATGAACCCACACAAAAGGTTAGGTGGACCACTACATGCTCTGATGATTTTAAAATAAATTATACTTATGTTGGTGAGGCAACTGAAAATGAATTTAATATGCTAATTGATTTGCTTTGGCATTTATATGAGGAAAAATCTATGACCCATGAACAATTTTCATCTGTTTACAATGAACTAAGATATTTTTGTGATAGGGTTATGGGTTTAGTTGATGAGTTATAACATTTTATGAAATACAATCTAATTATAAAACCTCAAAAGTTTGATAGGTTTACCACTATTCCTAACTACATATTTAGGCACAAAGGTATTTCAATGGGTGCTACTGGATTATATTGTTGGTTGTTTAGTCATAAATCGGATCAAGAAATAACTATTGAATTTATTTCAGGGCATTTTAAAGAGGGTAGAGATGGAATTAGAACTAAGATAAATGAATTAATAGAGGTTGGTTTTTTAATTAGAGAAAAAGTTTTAAATAAAGGAAAATTTAAAGGTTACAATTATATTTTAAATGATGTCCCAAGTGGGAAAAACCGATGTCGGAAAAAACCGATGTCGGAAAATCCAACACAAAGTAATACTAATAATAATAGTAATACAATAAGAAATACTAATATAGATGATGTTTTGCCTCACTTTATAAAATTATTTGATAAGAGGTTCCAACCAAAAACAAAAGATCAAAAAGATAAATGGATAACTATATTGGATCAGTTACAAAGAATAGAAAAATATGATTTAAGAGAGGTTTATCAAATAGTTCAACACATAAGGCAAAAAGAATTTTGGAAAACACAATTTCTTAGTTTACCTAAACTTAGAAATAATGATAAAAATGGTGATAAATGGATTGATAGGTTCTATGCTATTTATAAAGATGATCACAAACCAGTTGCATATAAAAAGATAAAAGATTTAATAGAATTTAAACTTTATGATGATGTTGATGGAAAACAAAAATTAGGTGCAATAACAAAATTGACTAAACTAAATCAATATAATTTAACACAAATACTTAGTGGGAATGAAATCTTACAAGTTATAAAATATTTAAAAAATGACTAAAGGAAAAGTATATAAGCTAGATCAATATGAACAAAAGATTGTTGAACTTGCAGCAGAACAAAGGCATATTAATAAAAAAGTTACTGGCTGGGATGGTTATAGAACTGTTAACAAACAATCAAAAGTAGAATTAAACATCATGGGTTTTGGTGGTGAATTTATTTTTTGTCGAGAATTAAATTTATTTCCTGATTTTAAAATTCATAATACATCAAAAAAACTTGGAACTGATTATTATGATGCTCAATGGATAAATATGACTGTTGATGTAAAAGTTAATAGCAATCCTGATCATCCTTTAATGATTCCTGAATATGCTAAAAGCGAATGTAATTTATTTGCTTTATTTAGTTGTATATACCCAAGATATAGATTTGAGGGGTTTGCTACTAATAAAATGGTGTTTAACAAATCAAAGCTAAGACAAACTAGAGTTTTATCCTATGTTGTTGAAAAAGAAAGTTTATTGTGCATAAATGACTTAGATATTTAAAATAAATTTTTATATTTAAAAAAATATTTATGAATTACATGAAAGATTTACAAGATTTGGGTATTGTATTAAAAACTACAAAAGGTAATACAAAAACAAAATGCCCTAAATGTTCACACAATCGTAGAAATAAAAATGATTTATGTTTATCGGTAAACATTGATGAGGGTTTATATAATTGCCATCATTGTGGTTGGAATGGTAATGTTAAATTTAAACCAAAAGTTGAATATACTCTACCACCAAAAATAAATATCAATCTAACTGAAAGGGTAATTAAATGGTTT